GTTGCATTCTTTCAAACTCTTCCTCACTTATGTTGAGAATATTCTTGGCCACCCATCTTCTACTAAAATAACCTTGTGATGCGCCGTCGGCAGCTTCAAAGCGAGCTTTCCAGTGTTCTAGTTCTTGTAGTTCTGCTAGTTTTGAAGGGTTGTTTAGTGTGAGCTTGAAAGACAACAAGTCGTTGCCTCTGTATCCTTGCGTAAACAAGTGTATCACAGCTACTTTTTCCAGTTCTGAAACTACAGACCTCTGAAGACGCTGAACTGTTCTAGCAAATCTTATGTCTTTTTGAGCCAAAGTCGCTTTATCTTCGTCGGCGCCGTCTCCGCGAGACAAATATGACATTGGTATTTTTAACGCACTAAAAAGCTTGTCTCTAAGATACTTTACGTCATCAATATCGCCAGTATATTGGCCTCCACCGACCGTTGTAATTTCTGTTCCGCTAGCAGCGCCGCGGACAGGAATATAATAATCCTCTTCAACACTTAGTGGGTTGTATCTTAAATCAACTCGCCCAGAATCAGCATCAACAATCGTGTTTCTCTTCATTTGGGTCATAACTTTTTGCATATATTGTTCGACGTCTTGCGGTGGTACGTTACCAACATCAATCTTAAATACTCTTCTTTCAGGTGAGCGCACGATACGATACGCCATTACCGCATCTTCAATTAATGTAAGCTGTCGCCAGATACGGCGAGCGGGCTCTAACACAGAAGTTCCATATGGTGCAAACCGGTCATTTCCTAAAATTCTAAAATGGGCCATCTGCCAGTTTTCAAGTGTCATTCCAGCTGTGTTCCACTGATATTGGATATAATTAGGATTGCCTTTATCCTCACCTTCAAGCCTTTCAATCTCATTTATTGGTAAGCCAATTGCGTTTTTTATACCGTCGCCTTCTTCAATGTCGAGATAGAGAAAAAAGTCACCATATTTACACATAGAGCGGCACCAGCCATAAAGGTTGAATTGAACATTTAAAATATTATAAATTAAAGTTTCTATAA